CCTTATTTTTTTTATGCACATATTTAAGTGAACAAATTAAATCAATTTGTTTGTTTACATATATGCATAATATTATTTTATGTATATAAATAATGAAAATAAGGAGGAAGTCAAATGGCTGTTTTATTGAAAGCCAAAACAGACGCAGAGATCAAGGCAATGTCTATTGCTGATGTAAGAAAAGCTTACTCTTCTCTCGCAACTGAGTATAACAGAATTACAGATCCAGATGTGAAGAAGTATCTTTATTGTCACCACTGTAATAAGTTCGTCTCTTCGGCAAACTTCTATACGGACGAAGACAATGAATCTGGATATTTTTATATCTGTAAAAATTGTGTACAGATGATGGTAGAACAAAGAAAAACAACCAGAGATGAACCCAGAGAAACAAAGGATTCTGTTCAGTTTGTTTTAAGACTTATGGACAGGCCATATATTGATGAACTGTACGAATCATGCGTAAAGAGTGCTATGGATAACACAAAGGAAAAAACAAGATTTTCTCCTTTCGCATCATATATTCCAATGATAAAAACACTGAATCAGTATAAGGATTTGAGATGGGATGATTCTCAATTTGGCGATACAAATAAAGCTAATGTGGTTGTTACCGAAGAAGCAAGAGAAAATGTAGAGAAATTAAATAAAGCAAGGAAACGTTTTGGGAATATGCCAGACGATGATCTTATATTCCTTGAGAACGAATATGAGGACTGGGTTGGCAGATATGAGTGTCAGACTAAAGCACAGGAGGAAATCTTTGAAAGGATTTGCTTTAATAAGCTTGACGCTATGAAAGCAAGAAGGGAAGGTAAATCTACTAAGGATTTAGACAAAAGCTTGCAGGAGCTACTTGCTACCCAAAATATTCAGCCTAAACAAAATGCAGGAAATATGGATGCTATGTCAGATGCACAGACATTTGGTACACTCATCCAGAAATGGGAAAACACAAGACCAATTCCAGAGGTTGATGAAGACCTGAAGGATGTAGATAAGATGGGATTATATATTGATGCATTCTACCGTGGACATATGAGTAAAATGCTGAACATCCCAAACTCCTTCTCTCATATCTATGAGAAGGTTATGGATAAATATACTGTGAAAAAGCCAGAGTACAATCAGGATGATGATGAAACAAATGAGGCTTTGTTTGACAAAATCTTCTCTAATGTTGAGGACTATTAAGCGGTGATGCGTCATGTCTGATGATAAGAAGAAGTCATTACAAGATATTTATCAAGAAAAATCTACACGACTCATGGAAGGTGTTGCGGCTTGGTGTGCTTATTATAGAGAGAATCCAAGCAAGTTTGCGGTTGATTATCTGAATATCACAAACTTGAAACCGTTTCAAAAAATAAATCTGTATGAGTTTATGCACAACATAAATAATATGTTTTGGGCAGGAAGAGGTATTGGTAAAACGCACTTGCTTGCGCTGTATGCTGTAATCAGATGTATCTTATATCCCGGAACAGTTATCTGTGTAGCTTCGTTCAGAAAGGAACAGAGCCGTGAGATTATCACGAGAATTATGAATGACTTCATGAAGTTACATGGTTGGGGGTCTATGAATCTATGTTCGGAAATAGATGATTATTCTGACAGTGTGAATTATCCTCATATCGGTTTCAAGAATGGTTCTTTGATCCATACTGTTGTGGCAAATGATTCGTCTCGTCATAACAGAGCAAACATCCTTATTATAGATGAAGTTGTGCTTGTTGATCATTCCGTAATCAATACGGTTCTTAAAAACTTCCTGACTTCTCCTCGTGCTCCTCGCTACTTAGAGAAGCCAGAGTATGCACATCTAAAGGAACGTAACTCTATTCTTATGGCAAGTTCTTGCTCCACAAAATCCAACTGGACATATGATGAATTGAAATCATATTTCGTAAATATGTTAGATGAAAACAAAAAATATTTTTGTTGTGGAATACCTTACCAACTCGCTATAAAAGAGGGTCTTCAGTTCAGGGAGGACTATGAGGACAAGATGAGTGAAGCAAGCTTCGATGAAATTTCATTCTTGATGGAGTCTGGGTGTTTGTTTTATAGCGATTCTGATGGAAGTTTCTTTACATATCAAAGTATTTCAGATAGAAGGAAAATTAAATATTCCTTATATCCACTGGAAATATATAGAGCGTTAAATATTAAACCGCCGCCATTACAACATAATGAGCGGAGAATCTTATCTGTTGACGTTGCACTTATGAAGAGTCGTAAGAAGCAGAATAATGACGCTTCTGCTCTGATTATCAATAGTGCGATCCCAACGGAAAGTTCAAATGAATATATAAGTAATATTGTTTATATAGAAAGTAATGAAGGTCTAACAACAGACCAACTTGGTATCCTTGTTATGAGGTTGTTTTATCAATTCGAATGCACTGATTTAGTGCTTGACACAGCAGGACAAGGACTTGGCGTGTTTGACTATATAATAAAAAACCAATATGACGATGAATATCAAACAACTTACGATGCATTAAACTGTGTAAACGATTCTGTTATGGCAGATCGTTGTAAGGTTAAAAATGCTAAAAAGGTTGTGTGGAGTATAAAAGCTTCTCCGCAATTTAATAGCGATATTGCCTTTGGATTAAGGGCAGGATTCCAGAACAACAAGATTAATCTTCTTATCACAGAGAATGATGCAGATGATGTGTTACCAAAGATTAAGGGATATAACAAGCTTTCTCAAAATGATAGACACATGTTAAAGCTTCCTTATATACAAACATCTCTATTAATAAACGAGATCGTTAATTTAGATTATACACAAAATGGCACAATGGTAAAAGTTAAAGAGCGTTCTGGGAACAGAAAGGATAGATACTCTTCTCTCGCATACTCTTATAAGATTGCGTCAGATATATCTATTAAGGAACAAAAGCCCACCATTGATAAAGGGCAGTTAATAAATTATGCGTATTTCAAGAAGCCCAAGATAGGGGCATTTGGTAGATGATTGGGGGTGTTGTTTATTGGCTAATTCTAAATCTACCGCCGCTGATATTGTTAGGAAATACAATCAAGTTGATGGTAATAAGTCAATAGGAGCGGCACAGAAAACAAAAAAGAAAAATGAAGTTGAAGATAATTCCTCTATTCTGCCAGATAAGAAAAGAATGGATTATCGGATTAAAAGAGAAAGTGAAGACGATAATGTTGAGGAAAGAAAAAGGGCTATTGCTTTTAGAAAAGTTAGAGAGTTGTTGCTTCAGAATGTTTCAAGAAGTGGTAATCTGTCTTTCTTCTCATATACAAAAGACTTAATTAAAAAGTTTTTCCAAAATCCATATACCAATCAGGATAATATCAGAGAGGTGTCGAGGTACTTGTATAGGACTTCTACTCTTTATAAAAAGATAATTTTGTATCATGCAAGTTTACCTACTTATAATTATACTGTATCTATAAAGACAGATATTATAAGAGAGGCAGATTATGAAAAGGTAATGCGTGAATATCAGAAGGTTATCAAGCGTTTGAACGCAATAGACATTCCAAAAGAATTTACGAACATGATGATATATTTAATTCGAGATGGTGTGTATTATGGATACATTTATCATTTCAAGGAAGATGGCTCGTTTATTCAAGCATTAGATCCGAAGTATTGCAAGATAATTGGAAAAAATGAAAATGGTCAGTTCATTGTATATTTTGATGCCTCTTATTTTGCTGTAGGAAATAACAGGATATTCGTAGAATCAAGTAACCCAGATGATCCAACTGATACAACTGGTTTATGGGATACTGTGTTTATAGAAGGATGGAAAGCATATAAGAATGACAGAAAGAACAGTCGTTGGTTTATGTTACCACCTGAAAAAAGTATGTGCGCCATAGCTAATGATGATAGTGAGGCACTTTATCCTCTTCCATTTTTTACTGGTATTATGATTCCTCTTCTTGATGTGCTTGACTATGAACAGCTTACCGCTGATAAAGCTATTCTTGAAAACTACGTTTTGTTAGTAAGTAAGATTCCTCTTATAGATTCTGATAGGGTTGATGATTTTGCTGTCTCTCTGGACATTATTAAGGAGACACAGAAATTAATTGATGCCGCAGTTCCTGACCTTGTTGGTACTGCTTACTCTCCTATGGATCTTGAGTCTGTTACATTCGATAGATCAAATTCTACTAATGATGTAGATATGATTTCGAGGTCTATAAACAACGTGTTCTCTCAGGCGGGTGCGTCTCAGCTTGTGGTTTCATCTGGTTCTTCAACGAATTCAATTGGACTTAAGCAGGCAATTGCAAATGATACTGCCACAACATTCATTATGGTGGATAAGCTTACTGATAATTTTAATTATTTCATCAAAAGAAATATGAGCGAACACATTACGTTTAAGCTTCATAAACAAACTTGGTATAACAAGGATGAATATATTAAGGAAAAGAAGGATGCCGCAACGCTCGGTGCTCCTGCTTTGGATTACTTAACATCTCTTGATCTTACTCCACAAGAAGCATGGAATATGTTACGCTTTGAGAATCTATCTGGTATTAAAGACTTAATGAAACCATTGATGAGCAGTTATTCAACGAGCTTCCGTCCAAATGGTGATATAGATGCTAATACAACCAAGAGATCTGGTGGCGTATATGATCCAACACCTGATAGCACTGGTGGCAGACCACTTGAAGATGATGTATCAGAAAAAGGCGAAGAAGCCAGAGATGAAGGACGAGTAGAAGGAGTAATGTAATGGAAAAGAAATTTATTATTACTACAGATGTTGATTCTGCGAGAGCTTTAGAGAAAGCCGGATATAGATTGATGAATTTCACAAATAGTAGATATGTATTCCTTAATAATAATGGAAAGAATAATGTCGCATTATTTGAAAAATTAAAAGATATTGCGTATACCAATACGCTTTTCTTATAAATGTTGCAAATGGTTTAAATCATTTAGAAAGGAATAGGTATGAAAAAAATATTAACTTTAAATGATTTAATGTCCTTTTGTAAATCCAACAAGTTACAGCGTTTTAGTTCAAAAGATACTGGATACCAGTTGTGTGTCCATACTTCAGCAGATTTTGAATTGGATGATGAAAATGATGTCTCAAGTGACTCTATGTTCTTTGGAAAGCTCAGATCTTTCCATATAGGGAAAAACCGTAATGGAAGTTTTGTTCCAAAGGAATCTGCTGAGAAAGCAATGGCTACTATGAAATACAAGCCAGTATTGGCACATATTCAAAACTTTGGTTCTGATGAAGAGGAAGATTATGATTTTACAAGTCATGAGATCGAGATAGATAAAAAAGGCAATCTCGTATATATAGAAAAGCAAGTCGGGTCTATTACTTCTGATCAACCTTGGTTTTGGTATGATGAGAAAAATGACAAGACATATATCATGGCTTATGCGGCTATACCCAGATACTACACAAGAGCCGCTGATATCATTGAAGCTAAAGGTGGAACTAAAGTTTCGGTAGAGCTTTTGATTGATGAAATGTCTTGGAACGGAGATGAGGGCGCTTTATCTTTGGATGATTTTGAAGTTCAAGGTGTCACTCTTCTGGGTCGTAGCATTGATTCAAGTAATTATGGTACGCCAGTTGAGGAAGGTATGGAGGGCGCAAGACTCGATCTTGAGGATTTCAAAGAGGACAATAATTCTGTTGTCAGATTTTCCAATGAGGAAAATGCTAAATTGATAGAAACGTTAGATAAGCTTAATGAGACTTTATCTAATATATCTATATATAATTATTCGAGAAAGGAGGAAAATCTGATGGATGTTAACAAGGAGTTAAATGCGGTAGCAGATGAGAACCAGACTGTTGAGAATGTTCCTGAGACAGTGACTATGGAAGAGAATTCTTCTGAGAATGTTGTTGAGGAGACTGTAGCTGAGGAAAACACTCAGAGAGTAGCTGAGGCCGACAATGCTGAGGCTGAACAGTTTGAACAGAATGAGAATCAGACTACTACCGAATCCGAACCTGTTGTTTCTGAATTTGTTGAAGACAATTCTAACGGTGAGTCAGATGATGCGTCTTCGAACGAAGATCCATCTACTCCTGATGAAACTTTTGCAAATAATGAAAATGCAACTACAGAGGATAACGGAACAAGGAAATTTACATTCGAACTGAGCCATGATGATATTCGTCTTGCTTTGTATGATCTTATTTATGCTACTTATCCTGAAGAGTATTTGTTTATCAATACTGTTTATAATAATTATTTTATTATGGAAGATTGGGATACCTGCAAGTATTACAAACAGGAGTATACAAACGATGGTACTAATATCGCTCTTAATGGTGATAGGGTTGAAGTGTTTGCTGAGTTCCTGACTGCTTCTGAGAGAGATGCGCTTGATCTTATGAGAAATACTTATGAATCAATGCAGACCGAACTTAACAGTTATAAAGCAAAAGAAGTTTTACAAGAGAAGCACGCCAGAGTAATTGATAATAGCGACTATGATGTAATTAAAGATACTGATGAATTCAAGGCACTTGTCGCTGATGTTGACAACTACTCTGTTGAAGACTTCTGTATTAAAGCTGATCTTCTGCTTGCCAAATTTGCTAAAGGAAATGTGAATACATTTGCCAAGAAAGAATCTAATACAAACGAAACGAGATTCTTTGGATTCTATTCTGAAAATAAAACAAAAACATCTGAGAAGAATAAGCCATATGGTGGTATCTTCGAAGACTTTTTTAATAACAAAAACTAAATAGTTAAATTAAATTTTAGTAAAGGAGAAAAGATAGTTATGATTAATGCATTTTTAAAAAATGTTGATAAGCATATTGTTGCCGAGTCTACTAATCTTATTGGAACTACATATGGCAGACATATCTTCAATATCAAAGCTGCTGCTGATATTGATAATGGTAAAGTCGTAAATCTTGATGATATGGTTTGGGAGAAGAATGAGTATTTCACCATGGTTGAGCCTACCGCTACTTCTCGTGTTGGTCTTATTCTTTCTGTTCCTGTTGGCCCTGATTCTACTCCGTATGCCGCTACCCTTGAGTCCAATTTCTACAATGGTGAGGGTGAGATCATGAGGGTTTATGATCTTGTTCGTGGCGATAAGTTCACCATTTCTGCTAATGGTATTGCTGTTGCTGATGGTGCTGAAATCGCTGTTGGCGATTATGTTGTAGCTGATGGTTATGATCTTAGCGATGCAGGAACTACTAAGCCTAATGGTAAGACTTTTGTTGCTCAGATTCTTGAGAAGATCAATAGAGGCACGAAGGGCATATTCTATAAGCTCGTTGTTCGTGCTAATGACTAATTAAAAAAGTAGAGAGGAGGAATATTTGTTATGAAGATTTTTATGTATGATAATGTAAGCAAAGCTTTCGATAACGACCAGACAAAATACAATCAGTTCTCCAAACTGCTTTCTGATGCAGGTCGTGGCACTTTCGAATCCGGCATTACTAAGGCTGATGCTGACAAGTTTATTTCCGAAAAGTTTGATGCAATTATTGGTGGAAATCGTGAGACGATGTCCGCAAAAGAATACAAGAGAGCCATCAGAAACCATCGTCCTGAACTGTTCGATATTCTGATTGACTATATTGATGAGGCTCTTACCACTGGTTGGGGCGAGAATGAGTTCTTCCAAGAGTGGGTTGACATTAGAAATCTTTCTAATGGTGATCAGAACGAGTTCGTAACTGAGGACAATACTGTTCTTTCTGTTGCAAAGCTTTCTGGCAACCATTGGGACATTGACCGTCAGAGACTGGGTCAGGATGAGCCTTACCGTGTTCGTACAGAGTATGTAGGACTTGGCGTTTATGAAGAGTATGAGAGAGTTCTTCTGGGACGCTCTGACTGGGCTAAACTCACCAAGGCTGTTTATGACGCTGTTGACGCTTATGTAAACGAGGTTGTCTTTGAGGCTGTTATGTCCGCAGGTTCTCAGATCCTTCCGGGTGATGATCAGTTCTATAAGACCTCTGAGCTTACTGCTGACTCCAAGCTTGATTTCCAGACTATGGTTGAGGATGTTCAGGCCGCTAACCGTGGTAGCGAGGTAGTTATCATGGGTACTAAGACTGCTCTTGCTCGTCTGAGCAATCTCGTTCCTGTTGATTGGAGAGCCGCCGCTGATAAGGATGATCATAGAAATACTGGTCATGTTGGTATCTGGGAAGGTACTCGTGTTGTAGAGATTCCGCAGGTATTTGCTAAGGGAACTACAAAGGATAAGCTTGTTAATCCTAACGTTCTTCTGATTATGCCTGTTGTTGATAACAAGTTCATTAAGCTTGTGTATGAGGGTGATGCCGAGATTCGTGAGATCACCGATAATACTACTCTTAATGATATGACTTCTGAGTTCAAGTACATCACCAAGATTGGTGTTGGTGTCGTGATCGGAAGATACTTTGGTACTTGGAATATCGTTACCGCTTGATGAAATTACACTTACTGAGTTGTGCAGTGGTTACTCCTCTGCACAACTTTTTTAAGGAAGATAAGGAGAATATATAATGGCAAGAAGAACAAGTTCAATTAATGTTACAAAAGCAAAAACTGCTTCAAAAGTTGATGATGCAAGGGAAGCTGTAAAGGGTGCTATGAAAGCTCAGGTAGATGAAACTGAGGAAGCTGTTTCTGAGGAGGCGGTTGATGAGACCGAAGAGGCTGTCGCTGAGAAAGTCGTAACTCCGAAGAAAGCAGTAAAGCAGGAAGTAAAGCCGCAGAAGGTTTATGATCAGCATGATCTTATTCTTTGTAGAAATGTTTCTGCGGGTTGGCTCAAAATGACTGGTAAGTCTGGAATTCCATATGTTTGGAAAGCTACTGGTGATCTTTGCGAGGTTGAGTATGGTGATCTTTGGGCGAGGAAAACTGCCAAGTCCGAATATCTGTATAAGCCATATTTCGTAATTGAGGATGAGGAACTTTTGGATCAGCCAAGATGGAAAGACCTTAAGGACTTTTATGATGAGAAGGTATATGGTCTTGACAATGTTGATGCGATTATTAATGTTCCTTCTACCGCCCTTCGTAAGGTGCTCACAGAGATTTCTGATGGTATGAGAAATGCTGTTGCTGTTAGAGCCGCTACCATGATTGAGAAGGGCACTCTTGATTCTCTTAAAAAGATTAAAATTATTGATGATGTTTGTGGCACTGATCTTATGTCGGTAATTCCTGATTAACGGAGGTGCGTCATGTCTTCAATAAAGTATGAAACAATATATGAGAGAGCGCTTAGTAGAATACAAGACACAGAATTATTTCAGCTTGTTGAGGATGATTTTTACGACTATATGAAGAACTGGTTGAAAGCCGCCATTGCTCTTCCGCAGTTTAGAAAGCAGTTCAGTTCTTTTACCACAGATGATGAAGTGATGGTACTGGATTATGTCTTGAGGAACTCAGTTGATGAAGAATATGACAGGGAGTTTGTGACAAACATTCTTTCTGAAGGATTGATTATCAACTATCTTCCGTCCAAGATTGATACTGGTGTTAACATGGCTGTCATGATTGGTGGTAAAGAAGAAAAGAAACTGATTGATAATTACGGAAAGATGCAGGATCGGCTTCATGACCTTGAGGTAAAGTTGGGAAGGGAACTTTCTCAACATGGGTATTATTTTGGAAAGTATGGTGAGTGATATGGGTGATGTAAATATGGTTAAAACAAAATACGGTTTATTCACCGAGGCTCAGATACGACATTATATTAAGGAAGTTCAGCGGATGATTTTCTGGTGTATTCTTTACACTGATCCGAAAACTTCTGAGGATTATCCTGATATAAATGTCTCTGCTTACCAAAAGAATATAATGAAGAAAATAGTTGGATTTAATTCAATACTCTTCTATCCTGATGATTTAGTTAATGTAATTGTAATATTGGAAGCCGCTCTTAATCTTTTTGAGAGTGATGATTATACATTCCCTGAGTATCGTAAGCTTATCTTGGACGCAGGTGCTATTGCAGGTGCGATGAAGGTCGGTGATAGCGATGGGAGTATATGAAAAATTTAAAGCTCTATATACTGACAGTAATTATAGAAGTGGGTTAGGATATATGACGGTGGGTGAGAAAGCCAAGATACAGTCTGACAATACAATGAATGACACTTGGTGGAATGATCCTGCGAGTCAGGTTGCGTATCTGTATGACTATTATCATGATGATCATAAGACGCAGTTGAAGAATCTTAATTCCAAAAATGATCCCAAGAAGATTCCTATAGAAATTAAGTTTATTATATCTACACATCAAAGCTATGACAAAGATGTCGTTACAAGACACATTCAGTTAAGACCTCATCAGCAATGTAATGTTAATTATTATGGTGAATTGTTTGAAGATGCTTATTCTGCTATTTTCCCAGTTGGATTGTATATAGATATCATTGATGCTGAGGGTAGATATAATAAATGGTTGGTGGTAAGAATTTCGGATTATTATGATCCGCAATTTCCCAAGTATGATGTATTACCATGTGATCATGTATTTCAGTATGTTTATAAAGGAAAGAAATTTAACATCTCTGGTGTAAGAAGGAGTCAGAATTCGTAGATATTGTGCGCTTCATATGGGAAACCATATGTCGAAAATTCTCTAACTGCTGAGAACACTCGTTAGGTTATCAGTACCAAATGGTAACAATCTGATAAATAAAGTCAATCAGCAACGAAGCTTTTTTAGATAAATTAAAAAGAACGCTCAACGATCAAGTCCCCAAGTGGGGTAACGGGAATCACCTAAGTTCTAAAAGAATATGGTGTTGATATGATCTGATCTCATAGGAGACTATGAGAAATTATTTATATTATTATAGTATAAATAATTCTATTGAAAGTAACGATCTCAATAGTTAACATACAACAACAACTTGTTATTATTACATTGTGTTGATATAAGACAACTCTGGCCTCTGGACGGATTTCAAATTTACTACCGTTGAAGACCAAATTAAATTTGTAGTTCCTATGAATAAAGATACTGAAAACATTTTCTATAATCAGCGAATGATAATTGATATAAAAACCGAGAACCCACGTTGTTGGTTAGTTAGTAAAGTAAACAGGCTTCAGTCAGAAGGATGTTTGTTGGTTACTCTCGCTCAAGATATTTTTGATTCTCATAGAGATTATATTGAGAGAGATGAGTTTGGAAAGATTATTGGTATGTGGGCAGATTACTACCCAATTGATCAATATTCTGTAGAGGCTGAGGAACAGATACCGCACTCTTCTCTTCCTGATTATCACATCAAACTCGTATTTGGAGGTGTAAAACCTGCTCTTAAAGTTAGAGGCAATTACAAGAAGATCACTGCTACGTTTCTCGATAAGTACGAAAACGTGGTTGAGAATGTAGATGTTGATAGATGGAAAATAGAATTGGATGGT